AGAGCAAGAGAAGCTGGAGATATTGATGCTGAAGTTAATGCGCAAAAAGAAATTGGTAGAATTGGTATTGAAGAATCTAAAGTTAATACTTTAAAAAATAGATATCAACAACAAGCAGCGCAAGCGCCTGCTGCACCTAGAACATTAGATCAAGCTGTTCAAGCACCTCCTGCAGATCCAAAAGCAGAGGCCTGGGCAGACAATAATGATTGGTTTGGTAAGGATAATGCAATGACTTATACTGCATTTGATCTACATGATAAGCTAACCAAGAACGAAGGTTTTGATCCACATTCAGACGATTATTATAAAGAAATAGATAGACGAATGCGTCTTGACTTTCCGCATAAGTTTGATAAACAAGTGGTATCGGAAGGAACGACCAAACCTACACAAACAGTAGCGTCAGCAACGCGAAGTGTTAAACCTGGTCGCCAAACTGTGAGACTCACATCATCACAGGTAGCAATTGCTAAAAAATTAGGTGTGCCATTAGAAGAGTATGCGAAACAATTAAAAATCACGAAGGAGGCATAAGCATATGAGTACAGATACAATAAAAACTTCCCGTGCGAGTCAAACTAGAGTTAAGGAAACTAAAAAACAAGTTTGGACTCCACCATCATCTTTAGACGCACCCCCTGCACCAGATGGGTACCATCATAGATGGATAAGAGCTGAAACTATGGGTTTTGACGATACAAAAAACATGGCAGCTATGCTGAGATCCGGTTATGAATTAGTGAGAGCTGATCAATATCCAGAGACAGAATATCCAGCTATTAACGATGGGAAATACAAGGGAGTGATCGGAGTTGGCGGCCTATTGTTGGCTAGGATATCTTTAGAGTTAGTTCAATCGCGTAAGGAATATTTTGATAACCTTACAAAAGAAAAAGACGAAGCGATCAAGAACGATCTTATGAAGGAGCAACATCCAGGAATGCCTATCGATGTTGATAGACAATCCCGTGTAACCTTCGGTGGTACTAAAAAAGATTAAATAAGTTTTTCTCTTTTTTACCAACGAATTAAATTAATCGTACTGGAGGTCCGCAAGGACAGGTACAAAAGGAGATAATAATATGGCAAATCAAGATGCAGCTTTCGGTTTTAAACCCGTAAGACATTTGAGTGGCAATATTCAAACTGAAGAGTTTGCTATTGCTAACAATTACGGTACTTCTATATTTACTGGACAAGTAGTAGAAGCCGTAACAGCAGGCGGTATTGAAGCAGCGGCAGCTGGAGACGTTCAACAATTGGGTGTTTTCGCTGGTGTGTTTTTTACTGATCCATCAACAAGTAAACCTACGTTCAAGGCTTTCTATCCAGCTAGCACAGCAGCAGCTGATACAGTAGCTTCTGTGTATGCAGATCCAAATATCATTTTTGAAGTACAACATGATGGTACTGGAACAGCAGCAATGAACCATGGTGGTTTTGACTTTGTAGGAGTAGCAGGAAGTACTATTTCTGGACAGTCAACACAAGAACTTGACACATCAACAGTTACAACTAGTGGTGGTTTCAAACAGATAGGAATATCTAAAGATCCCGACAATAGTGATACAGGCTCAGCGAATGCTAACGCATACGTTAAGTTTAATACTGGTGAACATGTGTTTACATTAACAACAGCAATAGCATAATCGAATAGGAGATTAAATTATGGCAATATCACGAGCACAACTAGTTAAAGAACTAGAGCCAGGATTGAATGCACTATTCGGTCTGGAATACAAAAACTACGCAAACGAACACGCGGAAATTTTTGACACGGAAAACAGCGACAGAGCTTTTGAAGAAGAAGTGATGTTATCTGGTTTCGCAAATGCTTCAGTTAAACCTGAAGGATCAAGCGTAAACTACGATGCAGCACAGGAAACTTTCTCAGCTAGGTACACACATGAAACGCTTGCTTTAGCGTTCGCAATCACTGAAGAAGCGATTGAGGATAACTTGTATGACAGACTTGCGTCTAGATATACAAAAGCTTTAGCGAGATCAATGGCTAACACTAAACAAGTGAAAGCAGCTAATGTGTTAAACAATGCGTTTGCTACTGCAAATGGTGGAGATGGTAAAGAGCTTTGCGCTACTAATCACCCTATCGTTGCAGGAACAGTTAGAAATGAGTTAACTACTGCAGCAGATCTTAACGAAACTTCATTGGAGCAGTCTTTAATTGACATCGCTGCAATGACTGACGAAAGAGGTCTAAAAATTGCGGCTAAAGGAGTTAAAATGATAATTCCTTCTGCGCTTCAATTTACTGCGGAGAGATTAATGAAATCTTCTCTAAGAACTGGAACAGCTGATAATGATACGAATGCACTTGTGTCTATGGGTATGATTCCACAGGGTTACGCTGTGAATCACTACTTAACAGATACTAATGCGTTTTTCATTAAAACGGACGTGCCTAACGGTTTAAAACACTTTGTTAGAGCGCCTCTAAAAACAGCTATGGAAGGTGACTTTGAGACTGGAAACGTTAGATACAAAGCTAGAGAGAGATATTCTTTTGGATTCTCTGACTTTAGAGGTATCTTCGGATCGCCAGGAGCATAATCATTAAACTAATGTGGCGGACATAGTTCCGCCACATTTGATATTTAGAAAGAAAAAACCATGAAAACATTCACAGTAAAAATATGGGCATACGATCACTACGCTAAAATTAATGTTTTAGCCGAAGATAATGCTGTTTCTCTTGAAGAATCAATACTTGACAAATTGGGAGAAAAAAGTATAAACTGGGAATATCTCGGGAATAGTTACGATACGGGATTAAATCGAATAACTTTTGAGGAGGTTGTTGATGATACAAGACCTATACAAAGCAAAAAGGTCCTTGGAGTTGAAGTGGGAACAGGAGCATATTAATGAAGATAGATATACTCTTAATATGGTTAGGCTCGATGATAAAATCAGGCAAATCATTACTGAAATTAAGCTTGAAGAAGCTGAAATCGCTCACAGGCAAAATAACGTTGAAGGCGTTGCTCCACAAGTTTCTGTAGCTACTTAAGACACAAAGCTACATCGCTGAAATCGCACTTTTATTACGGGGTCTCTTGCACTCTACTAAAAAATATAATATAAATTACACACTATATAAAAAATAAATTTAAATGTAGACGCGTATAGTCGACAACCCTAGGGACTACATTTACATATTCTAGGAGGAATATTAACATGGCTAATACAACATTTAACGGCCCAGTAAGAGCAGAAGGTGGTTTTGAACAAATTACTAAAACTGCAGCAACAGGTGCAATAACAACTAACTTTGATATAGATGCAAGCGGTAACATTTCAGGTACTGGTACATCTAGAATCACAGGAACAACTACTTTTGTTGTCCCAACAGTAACAATCGTAACAGGTTATACTTCTGGTACAGTGTTAACAGCAGCACAATCAGGATCTATTGTAACCTTTCCTGCAATGAATGGTGCAGCAAGTTTATCACTTCCAGCAGCAGCTGATTGTGTAGGGTCTACTTTTCATTTTGTAATGTTAGGTACAGCAGGTAATGATGTAGACATTATTACTAATGGATCTGAAAAAATTATAGGTTGTGTACCAAAAGGTGATGGTGACAACGTAGGAATTTCAGATGCAAATGATTCTATAGGTTTTGATGCAAACGCAGTTGTAGGTTCAAGTTTTAAAGTGACTTGTCTTTCATCTACAGCAGCACTAGCTTTCCTTGCACACGACATCATTGATGGACTTGCAGCGAATGTTGGTTCAATAAATCTTAAATAATAAATAATTAATGTGGGGCTTCGGCCCCACAGTTTCTTAATTAAGGAGGGAAACACATGGCAGACGTAGTAACAGGACCAACAATCCTACAAGAAAACGATCAAAGAGTAGTTATCAAAATAGTAAATCAATCAGACGGAACAGGTGCAACAACTGTATTTGGTGATGTATCAGCAATGGCTGTTAGAGCAGACGGAACAGCTGTAGCGCATTTAGCATTACTTAGAGTATGGTTTTCAGCTGACACTGGAAATGGTGGAGATTCATTTGCACGTTTAGATGAAGAAGATGATGATGGCGATATACCTATTATAGGTTTAACAGGATCTGGTTATTGGGACTTTAGAGAATTTGGTGGAATACCAGCAGATAAATCTAATAACACTAACGAGAGCGATGTTAACTTTGTAGTTCCAGGTGCCGCAGATTCTGGCAACATGTATACAGTAGTAGCAGAGTTTAAAAAATTATATAGTTAGGATTAACTGATGGCCAATACAACTTCAGGCACAGTTACTTTTGACAAAACTTTTGCAGTAGACGAAATTATTGCAGAGGCTTACGAACGTATAGGTTCACAAGTAACTTCTGGATATCAACTAAAAACAGCAAGACGTTCTTTAAATATAATGTTTCAAGAATGGGGTAATAGAGGTTTGCACTACTGGGAAGTAGGGGAAGCTGATATTAATCTTGTTGAAGGTCAATCAGAATATATTTTTTTTAGAGCAAGTTCTGATGGTACAAGTGCTGTAACAAATCCTGCTGATACTTATGGTGTAGCAGATGTTCTTGAAGCAACTTTAAGAGCAGATAGAACTGCAGTAGATCAAGCAGATTCTGCAATTACAAAAATAGACAGATCAACTTATTCAGCGCTATCAAACAAATTATCTAAAGGAACACCTTCAAAATATTTTGTGCAAAGATTTGTAGATAAGACAGTCGTTACACTTTACCCAACAGCTGATTCATCTAATGCAGCTAAAGCGGTTCATATTTATTTTGTTAAAAAAATTCAAGATGCAGATGGAACTTATACTGATGCAACAGATGTACCATTTAGATTTGTACCTTGTATGGTATCAGGATTAGCTTTTTACCTAGCACAAAAATTTAATCCACAATCAGTTCAACAAATGAAATTACTTTATGAAGATGAATTAGCTAGAGCATTATCAGAAGATGGTTCTTCTACTAGTGTACACATAACACCAAAAGTTTATTACCCAGGAACATAATGGCAAGAGGAAAATATTCAAAAGCAATATCAGACAGATCAGGAATGGAGTTTCCATATCTTGAAATGGTTAAAGAATGGAATGGTTCTTTTGTGCATAGATCAGAATTTGAATCTAAACACCCTCAATTAGACATAAGTTCTACAAGAGGAGATGATCAAGGACTAATGGATGCTAGACCAGCTAGAACTGAAAATGTTGTTGCAATATTATTACAACCTAATCCGTTTGAAACAATTGCAGCTTCATCTGGAATTATAAACGTATCAGAACAATCTCATGGTAGATCAACAGGTAACACTGTAAGATTTAGAGGTGCACCTTCTACATCTGCAACATTCAATAACCCACAAGGGTTTGATGGTGTTACAGGAGCTAACCTTGCAAAAACCGCTGGCTACTCGATTACAGTTGGCAAACGAGATTCAAGTGGAAGTATAACACAGACAGCAGATTTCTATCACTTTACTGTAGATACAAACACTGCTACAACAGGTGGTATAACAGGAGGAGGAGAGAATTGCTCGGCAGGTCCGGCAACTCTTACAGCATAATATGGCAGGATTCACTTACGCAACATTAACCACAGCAATTCAAAACTATACTGAAGTTGGTACAACTGTATTAACAAGTACAATTACAGATCAATTTATTGATAATGCTGAAACTAGGATTATGAGAGATGTACCTATTGATGCCAATAGATTAGCAGCTACAGATAATATGGTAGCTAATCAAGCTTTTGTAAATGCTCCAGCAGGTGCATTAGTTATTAGAGGTATACAAGTTGCAGATGCAACGTCATCATTAACTAATCCAATTTGGTTAGAGAAAAAAGATGAAACATTTTTAGAAGAATATAACAATCCCGCTTCTACTGCTAGACCAAAATACTATGCTATGAAGGGTGGTGCAACTGGTGTTACAAATACTACTTCAGGAGGAGCTTTATTATCTCCAATACCTAATACAACATACGTATACA